ATGAGGCTCCTGCAGATGCCGGCCATCGAGCGCTCGAGCGCGTGCTCGTGCCTGGCGATGTTTCGCATCAGCTGAGAGTTGTCCGAGCTCACCTCCGTTGCAGTTTTCACATATCCGGAATTATCGAAGTCAAAATACTGGATGCCGAAACCCGTGAGGTCACCTAGCATCTGCAGCGCGATACGGAAGGCCTCGGCCTGGCTTCCCGTGCGAAGAGCAGGCGCGAACTCCTGGATCATGTCCTCGGTCGACATGATCTTCCGGAAGACAGTGCAGTCGTTCTTCCCGAAGGGGATGGTGACCTTCTTGCCGGTTCCCGAGGATTCCTTGTCGAACATCACGTCGCTCAGGAAGAGCCTCATCTTGCTAATGTCCACCTCCGTGACCAGCGCGTCGAAAGCCACATCCACGGCCTGGATGGCGTCGATCGCGTCCGCAAACACGCTCTGCCCATAGGGTGACATGTCCACGCGCGTGTTGTCGACTGCGGGCTTTACAAGCGAGAAGGTGGGGAAAGGGCTGCCGGTATCGTACTCAGCGCACACGCCCGCGGGCTCGATGATGTTGCCGTCTTCGTCGAAGAGCACCGTGACGATCTTGTAAGTGCCCGCGCTTCCATGTGAAGGGGATGTCGAAGGCGATGACGCGCCAGGGGGTACAACATCAACATTTTGAGGGTTCAGAAAATGTTGTCCCCCCTCTTTTCCAGGGGAAACGGAGGATTTGGAAGGTGAAGCTTGCGAAAGTGACCACTTAGACCGACTCGTGTTTCCATGGGAAGAGGAGGATTGCGAAGATGGCGCGCCGAATCCGCCTGTAGGGGATTGCGAAAGCGTGGAAGGAGAAGGTTCGGAAGGTGACGCCCAGGAACCGCCATCCACGCCCAGGCCCTCGCGAAGATGCATCTGCAGCTGGTCGAACGCCTTGCCCCTGTAGAAAACCCGCGTGACGAAAGCACATTCGGACACGCCCTCTTCGTCCCAGCTTAAAGGTATAACCATGCGCGCATCGTAATGCCTGATGCGAGCTTTCCGAGCATCCGCATCCACCCAGAGAGCCCAAGCGCCTGTGCCCATTCCGAAAGCCTTGACCACGGTAGCCTGCGCTGCCGGCATGAACCCCGTGCTCGCGAGGAATTCCGAGAGCCAGTCTGTGCAAGCCTGGTTCTCGCACACCACCTGCGTCTTGTCGTTGAGAAGAAGGGATCCCCACTCCTGGCACACGCGCATGGCCGGATGGATGCTCCTGCGGTGCACCTCGTAGATTCGCCCAAACCCATCGGAGTCCTTATAGTCATAAAAGTCCCCTGTGGCGCTCATCCACGCGTGCCACTCCCTGATGTACTGCTCCATGGCCTCGATGGGAAGCACAAAGCCCAGACTCCTCAAATACTCGCGCACGTGCTCTGGCACCCAATATTCCCTTTCCTCGATCTTGCTCATGTTCGCTATCCTTTCTTTTTGGAAGGTGAAGGTGGAGAAGATTCCACGCGGTATCATGGCCCCATGAACGCGAGCGGAAAACATCTGGAAATGACCGAAGAGGACCTCCTTGGCCATGCGTCCGAAGACATCGCATGCAACCAGTGCGGCGGCGCGTTCTGCGGCCACCGGGTTGGCAGGGTCTTCGAGGGAAAGCCGCTCATCATGTGCGGGCGAAAGGATGAAGTTAGGGAAATCCTCGCCGCCCTCAAGCGCCGATAGCCCCTTTTTCCATAGGAAGACGAGGATTCGGAAAACATCGGCCAAATTCCTTTTCCATGTGAAGGCGAGGAAGGCGAAGGCAGGAACCAGCCCCGTATTCCATGGGAAACGGTGCAATGCGAAGATGTGGAAGGTGAAGAAAAGCCCACGTCAACCTCTTAAAACATCGTCCATGACCGCATATCTGACCGCATCGATGGAATGGTCGTTCCCATCCGGGATCTCATCGATCCAGTTGCCTTCCTTGTCCCGCTCGAATTCTTTCAAGGTGAACTCCGTGAAGGTGAGCGGGCATCTATCGGAATCAATCACGATCTCCCTCAGGCCGGCAAGCCACTCGTACGAAAGCCTGCGCATGCGCGCCTTCCTGGCAGCGTGAACGCGGATGCCGAGCTCGCGCCGCCAGGTGTTCATCTGAATCTTGGAATCGGGCGTGTCATCGGCGTACACGATTTGATTGTGAAAGTAAGGCTCGCCGTTCTCTTCGTCGGGGAAAGTGAGCGAATCAACCACGATCTTGCCGGTGTCGATGGGCATCATCTTGTTGGCGGAATGCTCTTCGAAGATGAGAAGGCGCCGCTCGGAAGGTTCCCATGCACACCGGACGAACCGCCAGGGATCCGGGAACCAGCCCCAGTCCACACCGTTGCGTATCCGCTCGAACCCGCGTATGCGGGAGTCGGAAAGCTTCGCCTCGCGCACGTTGTCGAAGACGGCGCCGCCCGTGCCCGTGATCTCGCCCAGGTATTCCCACCGCCAGGCCTGCTCGTTCGTGTCGCGAAGGTACTCGGCCTCCATGATGAAGGGCTCGCCCAGCCAATCCGGATGCGTCTCGGCCACGTCCAGGTAGGAAGAACCCATGACCAGCGTGTCCGCCCGCCGCTTTCGTTCCAGGCGCTCAACGTTTACCCAGCTCCACATCGTCTTTGGCGGGTTATAGCTGTAGAAAATCCAGAACTTGTCCCCGCCGCGCCGGAGGGAATTGAGGATGGAGCGCACCGCCTCGATGCCCTCGAACTGATCGAGTTCTTCTAGCCAGATCAGCGAGGCATATCCCTTGGTGAACTTGACGCCTTTCAACTTCAGCGGGTCGTCGGCCCCGCGAAACACGATGCGCTGCCCGGTCGGCGTGTAGGTGATCTCCATGGGGGAAACCCTCGCCTTGAAGACCGATTCCAGCCCGAGCGCCTCGATCGCCCAGAGAACCTGCTGGTACACCGAGTCGCGAAGCGTGTTGCTGAAGCGCCTGACCACCACGGCGTTCGCCTTGGGGAAGGAGATGATGAGAAGGACGAGGCAGACGGAGATGAAGGAAGATTTGGTGCTGCCTCGCCCACCATGGAGCCAGTAGTGCGTATGGCCATGCGCGAGAACGTCCCCGAGAACCGGGTGGAACTTCGGGATGATGAAATCGCTAACCCTGGTCGCCGGCGTCTCGCTCATCGCCGCCCTCCTCGTCTGCCATGGGCTCGATCGGGAAGTCGAGCATCAGCTGCACCGGCGCGTCGCCGGCGTCCTCGGCCTTGCGCTCGGCCTTGCCGTATTGGTCCGGGAAGCGCCGCTCGAGCATCCAGGCGGCGGCCGTCCAGTACTGGGGCTTCTCCGACGCGCGCAAGATCGTGTCGTGCAAAGACGCCTTGAACCCGACGTTCGCTTTTTTTAGTCCCTCGTTTAATGCGCGTTTCGCAGAGCCCTGACGTGCGGTCTCTCCCTCCTTTATCCAACGGTAGAAGGTGGACTGGTGCACTCCCAGGGCCTCTATGATGTCGCAGTCGTATATCCCGCGCTCCTTCAGGGAGATCGCGGTCTCGACCATTTCCATTGTCAGCTTCGGCTTTCTCATGCCGGCCATTTTCCGCAAGTGTCACAATCTCGGCGGATAGGTTAGGAAATCTCATCGCCGTTGCCCCTCTCTCTCCTGGTGGAAAGCCCGTATTTCCTGCAAAGCCGGCTGTTGCGCTGACGCATCCTGTCGCGCTCGCGCCTGATGCCGGCGATTTCGTCAGGGTTTGTGGCTGCCTCCCGCTCTGCCTCCAGGATCTCGTTGAACGCTATCTCCTCGTTGAGGTGCATGAGCTCGGTGCACTTGGGACAAAGTCCGCTCTGCCGGTTCAGCCGAAGCCCCACGACACCACATTCCGGGCAGACCTGCTGCACCTTCAGGCTCACGTGGATGCGCGATGCCCGGTGCTCGATGGCGTGCAGGGAGCGGCGAACGTTGCACTCGCGGAGGATGGCGGCCTGCACGGCCTCGGCGCCCAGGTGGCCGATCTCGCGAAGGATCGAATCTTGCTTCGTCGTCCAGGGAACCATCCATCTAACCCTTCAGACGCTTGCAGGGTTGAAGGGGCCCGCGCCCCCCGTGGTCTGGTTGGTCATGCAGGCGGGCCAAAGCCCGAGCCCGCCTGCATGATCGACCACCCGTTTGCATGGTTGATTCAATACCCCTACACCATTTATTAATAATGGCGTGTAGGGGTATTTCCCTCCAACCCTCCAACATGGCATTTGAAGGGTTGAAGGGTTGCCTAGTCCTCACCGCCGGCCTCCCTCCTGACGATCTTCGCCTTGCCAGACCCGGGCGAGCCCATGCGCTTGAACTTCTCGGACTTGTCGGCGTAGCGGTTCACGGTCGTGTCGCTCACGTTGAGTGCCCGCATCACGTCCTCGCGAAGGCAGTAATCGCCCTCGCCGATCGCCTTCTCGCATGCCTCCTCGAACCTCGCCATCTTGTCGGCCTTGTCCTGCTCGACGCGTTGCCGCCTGGCTTCCGATAGGCCGCCGTAGTTCGGCTTGCACACCTCGAGCAGCTCGGTCGGGTCCTCTACGTGCAGGGGCCATGCGAACCACACGTCTACGGGCGATTTGGGGGCGAACTCGCGGAGGGTGAACGACATGCGCCAACCCGTCAGCGTAGGACTTGCCGCAAGACTCACCACCTCTCGCGCGGCGGCGAGCGTGCCGGGCTCGAGCATGAGCTCGGTGAGGTCGACGACGGCATCGGGCGCGCGGCCGAACACGCCCGAGCCGCTGCCGCGGTCGATCGATGACTTCAGGCCCTGGGCGCCCTTGGAGTGGTGGTGGCTTATCACGACGGTGCAGCCCAGGCGCACGCAAAGGCGGTCGAGCTCCGCGAAGAACTCGCGTATGTCCTTGGCGTTGTTCTCGTCGCCGTCCTGGATCATGTAGGCGGGGTCGATGACGACGACGCCGAACTGGCCGGGCTGACAGCGGGAGAACAGCTCCTCGACGATCTGGTGCAGCCCACATGACTGGCCGCGCAGGGGCCACACGACCAGGTTGTCGCGCACGTCGACAGTGCTCACACCCTTAGCAGCCGTCACCTCTGCTATGCGCTTTTGAAGGGTCCTCCGGTCCGTCTCCAAGTCGATGTAGAGGACCTTGCGCTTTGCGCACGCCATGCCGATCCAGTAGCCGCCCGTGGCAACGCTGACAGAAAGGGCGATCAGGCCCCACGTCTTGTTCGCCTTTGAGGGTCCGGTGAAAAGCATCTTGTGACCCTCCAGCAGCACGCCCTCGATGATCACGGCCGGCATGGGAGGGAGCTCCTCCTTCACGGCGATCGCGCCCTCGAAGGGCGGCAGGTCAGCCGCGAGAGTTGCCGCAACTTCTCCCGAAAAC